CTGACTGGCCTAAATATTCTACTATGGACTTTGGCAGAGTCAATACGGCGTCATTATGGTATGCCATGGAACCAGCCACAGGGTTTCTTTATTGCTATCGAGCTTATAAAAAGAAGGCCAGCGTTGTAGAACATGCTGGTAACTTTCGTGAACTTAGTAAGGGTGAGATAATGCGCCGCCGGGTGGGTGGCAACCACCAAGAGCAAGAGGCAAGAGATGGGTACACTATTGCTGGCTGGCCGGTGCTTGAGCCAAAACTAAGTAATGATCGGTGGGAACGAATCCGCCGTGTCAATTCCCTTCACGCACAGAGTAGAGTATATTATTTCAGCGACCTCAGCGATGTCATTGAGGAAAAACTTTCATTTTCCTATGAAGTCAACGATCATGACCAGATAATAGATAAAATACACGCTGAGTCTGAATATCATTATATGAGTGCTGAGGGATACCTTCTATCGGAGTTTCAGCCTGATATTGTCAAGACAGGCGAAGCAGCACCAGTTTGGTACTATTAGGGGGTAGATAATGGCTGAAGAAAAAAAAGTACAGGCAGTCACACTAACTGAATCACAAGCGTTGCAAACTATTAAAGATAAAGAGGGTAGCTTTAATAAGCTATATGCAAGAATGGATATTGATGCTGACCTTGCTAAGAGAAAGCCTTATACGCTTGTCGATGAACGAAATAAGAAGATACCAAACTGCGACCATGTAACATTACCCAAGGCTGCCAATTTCATAAATAGGGCTAATGCTATAACAGCAAGTGCCAATCAACAGATCATTGTTGAGGGAATAGACGATACAAAGCAAAATAATCTGGAATCATTTTACACTGAGGGGTTTCGGTCTGCCGATGAACTTTTGGTAAACCGGAATGAGGCAATAGCCTTTACATTTCAGAGTCACATGATAAATACGCGAGGTCGTATCGGTCAACGAATTATCGTAGAGATAGACGAAGAAACCGATCTGTTAAAGGTAGAGATAATCCCTTGGGATTTCAGGTTTGGCTCATACGAATTTGATAAGTACGGTCTGGCATGGGCTAGTCGATGGACTACTCAGAGCGCCGCGTCTATTAATTCCCTTTATGGAGAAGGCAAGGCCAAAGGAAAAACAGGGGTGGTAAGAGACTTCTGGAGCAGGTCATCTAATTATGTCTACGTTGATAATAAAGTGGTACTCTCAGAATCGAATGATACTGGAGAAGTACCAGTAGCGATGGCCTTATCTCCGGCCGGACTCCATTTTCAAGACAAGGATATGGAAGCAAATCGTGGGGAGTCAATCCTGTGGCTTAGTCGTGGCCTCTACGCAGAAGCAAATAAGTATATATCAATACTTACTACATTAAACACCGGTGCTTTGTTTCCACCGCTGCAGAAACCCTATGAGGAAATACCCAATAAACAACCGGCGGCACCACAAGGAGGTGCTAGGACTGTTGTACCTTATAAAGCATCTGATGGTCCTTATGCTGCGATGCCTAGAGAAGATATACTCCAAGCTACTCGCATGGGTTGGTCAATCATCGACTCTCATATTCAACAGACAAGTTTCTCTACCTCACAGATGGGGACACTTCAGTTTCCGCTTTCATCGTTAGCATTGGAAGAATTAAATGAAGGGCAAGAGTTGGTATTGGCAAATAGCATACAGGCATTATCTCTCATGTATCTTCAGTCTAGCCGAATAATGGCCAGGCAATTCGCTTTACTAGACCAGAGCATTACCCTAAAGGATGAAGATGGTAAAGATATAAAATTCAGCAAAGCAGACATTGAAGAACCACATGAAATATCATTTACCTACTTTACCAATTCAAGGAAGTATATCTTGGCTGGAATTTCTGAGTCGCGTGACATAGGTAACCTGGTAGATGATGATTACAAGAGAAAGCATTTGCTCAAACTTGAGAACCCGGAAGCTGTTGGTGCTGCTGTTAAAGCACAAGAGGCTAATGACATGCACCCTGAATTAAAGGTGTACGAGCAGTTAGCCAGCTTCGTAAAGAAAGAGAAATGGGCTGAAGCATGGATGACAAGACTTAAATTACGCAAGATACTTATGGCAGAGTACGCACCACAAGAGGCGGCTCCGACAGGAAGTAAAGCTCAACCTCAAGGTGGAGTGCCATTATTTGCTGGTGCGCCATCAAGGGCTGGTGGTAGTAACCGGGGGGCAGATATAACCACTGAGGAAACTACTAAAGCATCTAAGGAGGTAGAGGCAGAATAATGACTATCAAAAAGTTCACCATGAAAGATATTGATGAGGAAATAATGCAGATAGTCCAGCAACAGCAAACTGGTGGGCAAGCTGGAGCATCCGGTCCCCCAAGTATCATTAAGTCTTTAATGGACAGGGCAAAATCTATAAGGACAGGGAATAATGCCAACAACAACCAAATCGTTTAACCAATTAGATTGGATACGCCAGGAAGCGGCGGCTTTCCGAAAGAACGCTGAGGAAAATACGCTTAGTGGTGTCTTGTCTAAACATTTTCAAGTCGAACCTGATAAGCCTTATTATCTTGAGGATATACAGGCGCGCGCTTTTGGGTTTGATGTCCCGGACTTGTGGAAGATTAAGGCATACCGGGAGTCTAATAATGGTAGAAATATTAACTTCCGACAGGTCAATGAGAAAGGTTGGGAGATAATCGATGATACGATGGTGCAGTCACCAGCCGGTCAGCAGTTCTCCTTTGAGGATATTGAGAAGTGGGAAGATGCTGCTAAACTAGAGACTGGACTATTTAAGTCTATAGAACCTGTACCTGGGGAAATAACGGAACCGCCAGCGGCTCTCCAGCCGGGAGACATAGATACACAGATAGCCCAACAGATAGAACCAACAGGTCTTATATGGGACTCTGAGGCTGCTCAGTATGTACCTGCTACTTTAGACTTGAATGTAACAAGGGATTTCTATGCAAAGAATCCTGCACTATTGCCAGAGGGCATATCACCGGCACTAACCTTTCCAGAATTTGGTACCTTAATAGCCGAGCAAGCCGAGAGGATGGAACAACTTAACAATGCCATGCAGGTGCTTGCTCCCGATTTTCTTACATCAATACCAGAGGATCAACGTGATGCTGCGACTACTGCTTATATCAATGCAGTGATTTCTGACCCACTGATGCAGGAATCATTTGTTGATACGATATTGGAAACAGGCAGGACTACGGAGACAGAAACATTACTCAGGGCTGTCAATTTCTCCGATGCTGATATTGATGCGTTCTATGTAGTTGCTGATGATGAACCAATAATTGAGACTCCCGAATCAGTTGTTCGTCCTGAACCTGAATGGGAAAACATAAGGACTGGAGAGATTATTACTCAGTCTGAAAAGGATAAGTTGTATCCTAAAGGCTATGAGGGAGAACTGGATGAGTGGCATTTGACTGTTGAGACAGGCAAAAATTACCTTAACGTATTTAAGATACTTGGTGAAGGATTAACTAAATTGCCCAAACAGTTAGGAGCATCAATCCTACAGGCGTTCCAAGGGTTTGATGGCGCTAGTGTAGTAAACAAAGATTGGGCTGATGACTTTATCCAGGAAGCCAATACCGACCTCAACCAGTTTGCTCAAGACACTGTAGATAAATACGGTGATATGAGACTGCCAATAAATGTAGACGATTTGGCTACGTTGCCGCAAAGCATGGGCTTCTCGCTTACATCTATGGGCGCCGGCATTGGTGCAGGTGCGCCAATCGCTCTTGCGCCTGTCCCCGGTGCGAGGGTAGCAGCCTGGGCTGTTGGTACTACCGCTTCAGGTGCGGTAGCTTTCAATATGGCATCATATCAGATTATGCAGCAGTACCTTGAATTAAAGAATGACGAAATGAAGGAAGTTGCCGGTCGGGAATTGACACTCGAAGAAGAAAATACGCTTAAAAAAGACTTCTCTACTCAAGCTACGAAGTATGGACTGTGGGAAGCTATACCTGAAGCTATAAGCAATCTAGCCTTTGCCAAAATACTGACCTTGCCTCTTGGTAAAATGGTTGGTAAAAATATCGCTGTTAAAATATTAAGCAAACTTACTAGCTTATATGGCGAGGAATTTCTCACTGAGACTATAACTCAAAAAGGGCAATCCGCTATTGAAGTTGAAGCAGGGCTGAGGGAAGGAAAGATAACATGGGTGGAAGCCTTTAAGGAGATTGCACCACAGACCTTTTTGCTAACGACTATACTAGGCGGCGCCGGGCAGATAACAGTATCATCAGTCAATCGAATTAAGAAGTCGCTGAAAAAAGAAGCCGGGGAGGAACCGATATTTGAAGCAATAAACAATAATATAACAGAAGATGTATTTGCTGAGGTAGAGGCACACGCGGTAACTGTAGAGGAAGTAGTTGAACCTATCACCACACCCACTGAGGAAGGTGTTACACCTATAAAGGAAGTAATACCGATAGTTCACAAAGGTGTAGAACTGGAAGGAATAAAGATAGGAGATGAACTTGGTGTAGCTTATGACGGTATACAGACAGGCGTTGGTATGCAGTTTACAGATGTCAATGAAACTGGAACTACTTTCTATGCTGATACTTTAGAGGAAGCTAAAGAAGTTTTAGCTGAGAAGCGTAGATTATTTGCTGAAGCACCAACCACCGAACCCGGCGAACCTGAAGCTGGATTACAGGAGACTATGCTGCCCGGGGAAGTCGCTGCCAAAGAGGTAAGGCCAAAGGGTAAGGGCAAGGTCACTCAGATTTCTATGGATGAACAGATTAAACTACAGGAAGCTAGACAGGCTAGAGAGGTTGAAGGATTAAGAGAAACACTTGAAACAGACCCAGTGGCTCAAGCTAGAGTTAAACTGGGTGGTAAGAATGTAGGGCTTGACTCCTTTATCTCTATCCGTGAGCAAAGTTTCCCTGATTACTTTACCGTTAAACAGGCTGAGGCTTTATTCCCAGGACATGACTTTTCAAAATATACACAAAAAGGAACACCCGAATATAACCATGTGCCAAGAGATGAAGCCCTTGATGACCTCACCAAGAAATTTAATATGTCTCCTGATGAGATAGCCGATAGGGTAATGTCCATTCGTGAGGGTAAGAGGAAGATTCAGGAACTTGAGCAAGCGATTGCTGCACCAGTAACTGAGGAAGTGAAAGCTACAAAAGCATTAACACCGGCGCAAGAAAGGCAGGTTGCAAAACCATTAAAGGATTTACCAGAACCAAAAGAATCCGAGATTATTGTAGCACCGACAGGGGAACGGACACTAACCCCGAAGCAGGTCAAAAGAACATTAGACCTATTTGCTCAGTATATTGACAGTGAATCCGCTATAGATGCTTGGGAACTAACCAGAGAATTGAGAAGTGAAACAAGGGCAGACAGGGCAGAGGCTCTCAAAGAAAGGGCTCAGGAACTTATTGTAACAGATGGTTTATCTTCTGAAGATGCCATGAACCAGGCGATAAGGGATACTCTTGCTGGTGAATTACCGACTCTGACAACTGATTATCTCAGTGACCTGACTGAAAAGATGAGGGTCACATTATTCGATAAAGTTTACCAGACACTCAAGGATGAACCTTATGAAATGGCTTCAACTCTTACAGCTTTAACTAATGCACTTAGTGGTAGACCGATACCGAGAGAACCTGGAGTTAGGGGTGGGTCTGCATATACTCGATTGCAGCGTGTGTTTGGTGACCAGCCACTTGTTTTTAAGGCAATAGAGAAGATTGCTGAGGAAAAACAGCCACTTGAAAATGTGGTTGAGGGCATATTCAAAGAAGTGGTAGAAGGTGGTAGACCGCCAATTCCAATCGACCAAGAGACTGCCGATTACCTGAGAGGTTTATCGACAGATGTTCAATATACGCCTACTGCTTTCAGAGAACCGGAACCAGTTACTAAATATGAAGCGCCTATTGAGGATGCCTTCAAGGAATTACAATTATGGCCTACTCCAGTTCGAGATAATGTAGTCAAGGCACTTAAAGAGTTAGGGATGTTGCCCATTGATATAGGTAACTTCCTGAGAGCAAACAAGGCATCGTTTGACTTCTCATTCTGGAGACAGCAAGCGCCACTTATTGTTAGTCACCCGATAGCATTTGCTCAAGCTAATATAGAGGCATGGAAGTCAATGTGGAGCCAGAAAGCTGCTGATAGTTCATGGAATAGTATTATCAGGGACCCACTATATCAGATATATGAGTTTGCTGCCGCTAAAGGTGGAGACTTCCTTCGTCCTGCCGTACTATCAAAAGGGATGGCACAGTATTCCGGCACAGAGGAATTTGGATTTACAAAGGGGACTGGCAGACTTTTACCATTGATTACATCTAAACTTCCCTGGGTTAAGATTTCAGCAAGGGCTTTTGAAACTGGCACTAACGAGCATAACTGGATGATATTCAAGAACTATTACAAGGCTATGCTCAAACTAAATGAGCAATATGCTTCCGGTAAAAAGAAACTAAAGGCTGGCGAGGCATTTGATATTCAGCAGGAAATGATAGACTTCTCAAAGAGTCTTGCCAACTTTACTGCTAGAGGCTCTCTTGGTAAATTTGCAGTAACGGCACCGGAATTGAGTGCCTTATTCTTTGCACCTAGAGCTTCAATAGGCAGGATACTATCAGTAGTGGACTTGGTGAACAAGAATCCGAGAGTAAGAAAAGAGGCTTGGAAGAACGCTTCCCTCTTTGTCAGCACGTTTGGCGGAATTGTTTTACTTGGTGCTGCTGCCGGATGGTGGGATGTAGATGACGAGAATCCAAATAGTGCTGAGTATATGTCAATCCGTATCGGCAATACCAGAGTAGACCCTTGGGGTGGCTTCAGGCCATTCCTTACATTCTTTGCAAGGGCTATTACAGGTACAGGCGTATCATCGGTAACTGGTGCTGAGTATAAAACAGACCCATTGGACTTAGTGCAGAATTTGCTGAGAGGTAAGGCATCTCCATTCATGTCTACTGCGTTAGAATTTGTGAGTGGCAAAAACTTCCTGGGGGAAAAAGTTGAGTGGGATAACCCAAAACAGTGGATTGAAAGGGTTGCTCCATTTGCACCTTGGGATATTTATGAAGCATATATCGATGACCCTACTACTGCCGCGCAGGTTGCTCTACCGGCCATAGTCGGGGCTGGTGTCCAGACATATACAGGAGACTGGAAGGAAAATGCTAATAAATTGGGATTATCTAAATATGAAGATAACTTACCACGATATGATGTTGAGGATTACTGGTCGGATACAGCAAGCCAATTCAAAGGTGTAGACCCTGAGACTCTTACTGTAAAGAAGGGGTATGATCCTAAAGTAAAGACTATGGTTGAGGCTAAAAGGATACTTGATGAGGCTAGTGATATTCCTAATAGGAAGTTAATCTCAATCAATGCTGACCCTGCAAAGGGTGATACCTTTGTCCAATATCACGACCAATGGAACGGCAGAGAATTACTCATAGATGCTGGCGATGAGGCTATCTGGACTGATAGTGAATTGCAAACGGATGGCACATATAAAACAATAGAGTATAAAGGCGAAGATGCTATCACGGCTTACGATAAGAAGTTCCCCCAGGCAGAACAGGGGAATATGAGCCAGACAGATTATATCGCACTCCTTGAATATAATGCGCTACCACCCGAAGAGCAAAAGCAATATCTCATTGACAATCCTGATATAGATAAAAACCAGAGACAGGACTGGTATAGAAGTCATCCAAAGGATAATGCCTTAGTTGCTATGCATGGCAAGGCAGACTTCCTTACGATGGAAGCATACACAGAGGGAGTCAGACTACTTAAAGAATTGGACTATCCACCGTCTGCATGGCCGGATAATATGCCACCTGAAGATGTGGCTCAATCCCACTTTGATTACAAGCAAGCAACTGATGACTATTCTGCTGGTAGTGCTGAAGCTCAACTGGTACTGGCGAAAGACCCTGACTATGTAGCATGGAGAAAGACTACCTCAGATAAACTAACTACTCCTGAACAGCCAGCCAGGTACTATGAACTAAAGGTAGCAAACAGGGATGCGAATGACGCTTGGAATATACTGAGCGATAAGGACAGTCCTGAATACATTGAGGATAGCAAAAAACGCAGGGCAAAACTTCTTGAGACTGGAGATTACAAGGATTACTTTGACAATGAAGCCCGGGTAGAAGCTATCGCCAAGACTTTCCCTGATGACCAGATAGAGTCATGGGTAGAACATGAGCAGCTTTCCTTTGAGCATGGTGGTAATAGCCCACAGATTAAGGTATGGGCATTTGATAATCCAGAAGCATACCAGAAGGCGCTTGATGAGGAACTGATAAATGACCGTGGCGCCTTGCCCACTGCTGAGGAACGTGGATTATATGAGCCATGGTCATACGAAGCTGAGAAGCTGAAAACACAATATGTAGACGAGAAAGCGTACTATGACACTATATCTAGTAAGAGTGATTCCCCCGAGACTTACATCGATGACATTGAGGAACGATGGGAAGCATTTGATATTGAGTATCCTGGCAGTGATTACAGGATTGACATAGCCAAGATAGAGGCACACGGTAAGTTCTTCTCTGAAGCCGATGTGCAGTTATGGGCTGACCGTGAACAAATAGCGATTGACTCCGGCTCCGGCAGTGCTGAGGTAAAGGTATTCTACTTTGATAATCCGAGCCTTCATGTAGCGGCCAAGGAAGCAGGACTGGTTGACTCCGACATGGCTGACTGGAATGAGCCAGTATTGAGGGTAGACGTTAAGTGGCGCGATAAAGACGCCGAGTATGGTGCTATTGACCCTGCTACCAAAAACCCGGCAACAGGGGTGTTACACCGAACTGAGTGGCTACAGCAACCAGAGAATGATGACTACCGGCAAGATAGACGTAGGCGCGAAGCATATCTAAACGGCTATCCTGTTGAGAAGTTCGTGGAATATTGGGAATTGCCAGTAACAGGTTACAGGCGAGACAGATACCTGAAGGATAATCCTGAACTTGCAACCACCATGGGAGTAGATATACCAGACAGAGTACCGAATGAACAATATGACATCCTATTTGAAAAAGCTGACAAGACTCCAGAAGATATTATCAGGATGGAAAGTTATAAATCCTACGTTCCTGATGAGTATATAGAACGATACGTAGACTACAACATACTCACCAGTGAAGGTAGGCCGGATGACTGGCCAAAGACCAGAACTGGTACTCACACATGGTACGAAGATGACTGGTATCTCATGGAGCACCCAAAATATTACAAGGACATTTATCTTACCATGCAAGGCCACGAAAAGAGAGACTTCAGTAAAGTACCTACAAGAGAAGTCTTTGACCTCTATGTGCAGTATGAACAATTAGCAACTGGCAAGCCGCGTGAGGACTTCCGGTTCGAGCATCCTGCCCTTGAAGCATGGGGGCAAGTAGCCTTTGGCTGGACATCTATTACTGAAAAACGCAGACGCGCAAACTTGTCTCAATCAGAGAGAACCGAGGAAGAATTAAGGAGGTTAGAGGAATTGTTAAAATAGTCAATATCAAAAAGTTACATGAACGGTTACAAAATAAATATTAAGGAGATTAAACCAATGCTGGACAATACTGTAGACCCAAAGGACACTTCTGGTGCAAACCAGGACACTTCTGGTGGAAAGCAGGAACCTTCAGATGCCAAGACTTACACGGAAGCGGACGTGCTTAAAATTAAGAGCGATGCTTTAATGACTGCTGGAAGGACTAACTCAGCCCTTGATGAGAGAGAGTCAACCCTGAAAGCAAGAGAGGAAGCACAAGCACAAAGAGACAGGGAAACTGACGAAGCTGAACGAGAGAAACTGAGAGGCAATCCGGCAGGGCTAACTGAGTATGAGCAAAAACGGGCTAATCAGAAAGCAATTAAAGACTTGGCTGATAGAGAGGCTACGTTTGAAAAAACAAAGCTGGAACATCAGGTAGTCGTGGATGCTGCCAATGCCTTAGCCAAAGAGAATGGTATCGCTTCCATGGCTGTGAAGTATAAGGTAGATGCCGCTGTTCTTAAAGACCTTGACCTTGACCTTGTGCATACAGAGAAGGTCGCTCAACGATTAACTACGCTTTCACCGGAGCAATTAGGCGTGAAATCACCAGTGGTTCCAAAACAACGCGACTCCGGGGTGACTCTTGGTGGTGGTGGAAATCTAGGTGACATGAATCCTAAAGAGACACTAAAGGAAATAGAAAGGCAACTAAGAAATACATAAAGGAGGCCAATTATGGCTGTAACATTAGCTGATCATGCTATGCAAGCTGCTAACGAAGGGAAACTGGTGCTTGCTGAAATTGCTATGTGGGGTCTTGAGGAATCCCAGATACTTCAAACTATAGGCTGGTCTACTCAACCTCAGTTGGCAGTACAAATAACGGCAGCAAAGACGCTGCCTACTGTCGGAACCAGGAAAATAAATGCTTCCTTCTCTGAATCATCCGGCAAATTCGAGCAGAAGATTGAGAACAAATACATCTTCGGTCATAACATTGATGTTGACCCGGTACTGGAG